AGAGACTGATTGTTTAATTTTATAAGTGCCATTAGTTTGCCTCCAACGCTGTAATCCGCGCCTCTAGTTCCTGTATGGTCTTCACCAGCAACGGCACCAGCTTTGACTGGTCAATGCCTTGATAGACAGCATTGCCCTCATCATCGACTGCGTCCTTAGTGCCGCTGATTGCCTCTGGCACAACGTCCTGCACTTCGTGTGCAAGGAAGCCATCGACTGTGGTATCTGCGTCAGCAATAAAGTTAAAGCGAACAGGGTTGAGTTGCTTGAGGCGTGTGGTTGCATCCCAGTCTGCCACCACGTTTTCTTTGAGGCGGTAGTCTGAGGTTGTGTTGTAATTTACACCCGTGCCATTAAATGTGATTGTGCCTACAGTTGAACCGCCACGCAGGAAAACATTGTAAGTAAACCCAGAGCCATTGCTGGTGTCTATGTTGTGGGTGACATATCTATCAGTGTTGGAAACTTCAAATACAATTTTGTTGTTTTGATTAGTGCCATAAAAACTTGTTGCGCCGTTTGCGGCGATACGCATCTTTTCACTAAAAGTAAAATTTCCATCACGAGAAATAGTACCAAACTGTAGGTTTTGGTCATCAGCGTAGAAGACACGAAAGATATTACTTAGCGCACCCAAACCCGCACGAGAATTGCCTGTGTTTGTAACAAGTAGTTTGCGAGTGTGACCAGCGTTTTCACCAGAACCTAAATCTACAAGACTTTCGCTGTCTGGGTTGGTTTGCGATATGCCGACCTTACCGCTGCTGGAAATGCGGAGGCGTTCTGCGTTGTTAGTGCCGAACACCATTGCCCCACCATAATGGTTCATAATGGTAGATGTGTCTGACGCTGCTTGATAAATTTTCAAACCATTGCTATCGGTGCTAGCATTTTTAATAGTAAATGTACCAGAACCAAGACCTAGTTCAGTTGGCGGTGATGCATCACCCACGCCAACGCGATTATTCGTGCTGTCAACGTATAGAGTGTTGGTGTCAACAGTAAGGTCGCCAGATACAGCAATGTTGGTGTCAAGTTTAGCAGACGTTACAGCACCATTGCCAATCTTAGCAGTAGTAATAGCACCATCACTGACGCTGCCTACACCCAGCACATCACCAAGAGCAACAACAAAGTCAATGCTGTCGCTGGCTGTTAGTGCTGTGTCAAAGATCAGGTTGCTGCCTGACACTGTGAAGCTGTCTTGTGGTGCTTGGATAACACCGTTGAGAGAGACTAGCAGTTGGTTAGCAGTCTCAGGATAGTATGCTGCGCCACCTAGCGTAAGAGCGTAGGTAGCGGTAGCAGAGGCAGTCAGGTTGTCCAGCTTGTGAAACCCACCGCCCACAGGTGATTTACCTATGTAGGGCATTAGTCTGCCTCCTGTATTGTTAGTGTGCCAGCATCTACCTGACGCATGATTTCTGCGTAGTGGCGGTTGGCTGGGTCAAGTGGGGCGTGCATAATAATTCCATCAGTTGTAAACTCAACGCTTACGTTCTCACCATTATTGGCGAGGTACTTTGCGGCTGTAATGTTTATCTCATTCATACTTATAACTCCGAATCGCCTACACAAAAGAACGTAAGCCCCCAAATAGCACTATTGCTTGGGCCAGCCCCCATTACATATGTCCCAGCAAAAGCCAAGGCAACGCCAACATTATGTGTCTGCGTACCCGCATTATCTAGCGTTGTAACTTTACCGCTATTTCCAGCTTGGTCATATATTGTAAGAGTTGGGGAGGCACGTTTTTCGACTCTCCAAGGGTATGTCATATACCGCTGACCACTAGTTTCTTCATCCATACCAGCCATACCCAACGCAGTTATAGTATTGTATGAAGACGCTGTGCCGGGGGTATTTGCGTAGGGGTAAGTCTTTTCATAATACCGCTGACACCTAGCCAACTCATCGCCATAGCTACGGTGTTCAAACGGCGTGGCAGTTGAGCCTACTTCTAGTTGGACGCCTGTGATGTCAAATGTTGCATTTAAGGTGTTTGCCCAATTTTCTGTAAAGTTTGGCAGATATGCATCTGTTTGACCATTCCTAGTATACCAATCTGTAAGGCTTACTTCTTCCCCACCAGTATAATCAGTTCCGTACGCAGGAATGATATACAGATCAAGACCACGACCGGTGTCACTATCAATTTGTAGATTAGAGTTGCCCGTAGTTGTAAAGGTTACTTTTGTCCAAGTGTTCGCCGCAAGAGTAAAAGCGTAGTTTCTGTGATACTCTGTGCCATCTCTAGTTTGATATACAATGTAATATGTGCCTGCCAAACTAGACCTAGCCCAAAAACTAACAGTTATACTGCTGTTTGAGCTTGTGTATTGCCAGCCAGATTGTGCAATATCTTGACCCTCAAAAGAAGAAGCGCACTCTACATAAGCCGCTGTAGACGAACTAGCTGTAGTAACTTGCATCCTGTAAAATTTACGAAAACCACGGTCATAGGGTTCGCCTGAAGAAAGAGTCTCTTGTGTTTGTATTATAGATGGGCCGCTAAAATTAGTTTTAAAGCGGTCAACCGTCTGAATTCCAGCCGATGTAGACGATGTGCCACGCTGTGCCACCTGCATCGCACCATTGATGATGAGGTTTCTGACCCCATGTACAGCGGTGTCTGCCATACTACTATTATTAATTGTACTTAGTGCCATTATAGCCTCCTATTAGTAAGGGCTTGCACCAAGTACTGATGTATCCCAAGCAGCTTTAAGTTCTGTGATAGTTGTTGCTGAAGCAATAGCACTTGCTGCAGGTGCATCACGCAGAGCATCTTTTGCTGTTGCAATATCAGTTGTACTTGCGCCTGTCTCTAATGCTTTCATAAGCTCTACGTCTTTAGCTTCTAGTAGTGGCTTGCGTACTTCACGAATCTTATTTTTAAAAATTTCTTTAGCAGCATCGATATCTTCACTGATGACAGTTCCATTAAGAACCCAAGCACCACGGAAGTTACGATCTGCGGGAACGGTTGTGCCGGCTGCATTAGCCTGCGTTCCATTCATATCTACAATATATGTATCTACCATTTGTTACTCCTATGCGGCAACTTGAAGATCATCAGAGATCTTCCATGAGTTACGCCATTCTCTTGTTTGAGGTAATTGTTCTTTCTTACAGACAACCATCTTTAGACGGTTGCCTTCATTATATGTTTTCCACACGGCTTCTGGACAGTCTTTCATAATGAGATACTCAATAGCTTCTTCTTCTGTCATTGCTGCTACGGGTTCTGTCTGATGAAGTAGATAACCACGGGTGTGCTTCTTGAAAGCTTGTTGTGCTTCATCTTTAGCCAACTCGTGATACACCCAGACCGGAGGAAGGATGCCTCCCTGTAAAGCGCAAGCCATCCAGTTAGGATCAGGCACAAGTATCTTAGCGCACTCATCAACGCTGTCTTCATAGACTACACGGTAGTCTGACTGTACACCCTCTAGGTTTTCTTTTGCCCAGCATAGGCGGTCAAATAAATGTGTGCCTTTAAACTCTGGTGTTTGCGTCATTATGCTAGGTCTCCAAAGCACTGTTGAACCAGCGTTGATTGGTCAACAAAACTACTACCGTTATAACACGCATCTATTGATTTACTGCTAGTTGATGGGCAGTGTGTTTCAGTCTGTTCAAATGCCGTAAACATATTATTACCTACTGCATAAGTATTATGAGTTCCACCAGAAGAATAATAAGCACTACTAAAGTTAGTAGAAAAATTATTTTCTGATTTTCCGACAGCCACATCGGTTAAAGAAGCAATGTTTAGGCTGTCTCTAATATCCGCATTATCATCTTGATGTATCCAAGCCTTCGCACTACCATTCACCACATATTGAGTATCCAGATAACCTGCGGTGCTGTGCTGAATTTGATCAGCAATAATTTTTCCTGCCATTATGCGAGGTCTCCTGTAATCTTACCACTGGAATGGTCAAAATCAGTGTATGCGCCTGAGATATAGTTAGTTATTCTGTAATTCGTGGTATTTCCAATTTGATACCAGCAACCGTCCATTCCATATGTGTTAGAAATTGTTGTGCATTTGTTGACTGAACTGAAATTGTTAACAAAATTTACATCTGTTCTTCCAACAGCAGCATCGGTAAGTGAAGTTTGATTGAAACTCCCCAAAGATTGCAGTGTTCCAGTCTGGTCAACAATCGTCCAATGCTTAATTAAACTGTCTTGCATCTTGAACGTAACAGAACCATCGGTCACTGTGATGTTACCAGCAGAGGTCTTGCCGTTGAGCGTGTCTACTTTTATCTCACTCATGCTAGGTCTCCTTGAATAATTACCGTGGTAAACTCACCATCAGTTCTGACACCTGTTGTACTCTTTTTTGTTGTATGCCTCAAAGCAGTCGTGGTGGGTGTAGAATCGCCAATAACAGCAAGGTTTTCATCCCCAGCAGCACCACTTGAACCACCAGAAGTTACACTTGCGGCATAATCAGTTGCCCCACTCATTGCATTGGTTATATTTAATACATATCCTCCGGTCATAAGGTCAGACAAACTTGACGCACCAAAACTCGAGTAAATAGTGTCCCCATCATTATGAAATATCCACGATTTCGCCGCCTGTTGCTTAGTCAGCGTGACAGGACTGGTGCCATCGCTTGCAGTGATTGTGTCTGTGCGTAATTCACTCATGCTATCACCAGATTACCGTTTACTGTCACGGTAACTCCTGTTGCTAGGGTTAGAGGGCCAGCGCACAGGGCGTTGGTGTTAGCTACTACAGTGACGCTAGTGTTTAGCTCACTCTCATGCACCCGAAAGATGTCTGCCGTTCCACCGCCACTATCACCAAGGAAGCTACCGCCACCTAGTACAAGTGCAGGGTCTAGCTTGGCTTGTGTAATAGAACCGTCAGGTGGTACAGTAGCCTGCAGTGCTAGTGCGTTATAAACCACGTAGATGTCGTCAGAGGCCACTACAGAACCTGTGAGGGTAACTGTAGTTCCTGCTGCTGAGTAAGCCTCAGTAGGCTCCTGACGGACGTTATTGATGTATAGGTCAATAGCTTCTGAGCTAGCTACAGCATGAGACAGTGTAAGGGTTGTGCCAGTAGCGCCAGTAAGATCTTGCTTTGCAGGAATACTGCTATAGCCTTGAACGGCTTGATTACCAATGTAACCCATAGTTTCCTCCCTTAAGC